CATTTTTTACCGATATATTTTTTCTCTCTATATATAAATTATGCCAATTATAAAAACCGAAAGTAAAAATGGAGTAAAAATTTACACCGTAGAAAAAGAATTTGACGATGAAACTATGTATAAAAGGATGAACAAATTTGTAAAACGAGAACAAATACATACTATATTAGACCATGATGCGGATGTCTATACGGCCGAAGGAAAATTACTATTAATATTTAGAAAGAACGCTTTACCCAAAAATCATGTGGATACGTTTTATGATAATATAATAAAATTTGCCTTGAATGTCAGTAGTAACCGTGGAAGTGCAAGCGGTAGTAGTAAAAAGAATGTATATGAGAATCCTGGTGTAATGTCTAATATTTTTGGTTATTTTGATAGATGGTCGCCATCACAAAAAGCCAATTTTAAAAAAATGGGTACAAAACCAAAGGTGGACGTTCGCGAGTGTCGTTTTAATATGGATTATCCTGAATTGTACCAACAAACAATACCACTAATAAAAGATATTGATACGCTTTATGCCAAATATACACCTGAATATTACAAAAAACAACGCAAGAAAGCCAATCAAACTTTCTTTAAAATTCCAAATACCGCTTTTACAACGATAACGACGAATGTAAATTATCAAACCTCCGTCCATACAGATAAAGGGGATGATGAAGAGGGATTTGGTAATTTAGCCGTTATAGAAAAAGGTGAATACAAGGGGGCTGAAACATGTTTTCCACAATATGGTTTAGGAGTAGATGTCAGAACCGGCGATATGTTATTTATGGACGTACACCAGCCACATGGAAATTTAAAATTTGAACCCAATGATAAAGAAGCGAAACGCTTATCTATTGTGTGTTATTTAAGAAAAAATGTATGGTTAAAAACAATGAATAAATCAAAATCCTTTTTTGATTCTCATATCAAATATACGAGAACATTTCGTAAAACGAATATTGCCAATAAAACACGCAAAAATAAGAAGGAAGAATAATTGATTGCTTTTTATGCGCAAAATTGAAAATAATATAAAGATTATTTCCAATTATATCAATACACCGCAAACATGGATTTTACAAAGCTACATTCGATTAAAATAGATAATTTGATACCTGGAAATAAATATTATATTCAAAAAATAAATTATAGTGAAGACGAGACAAGAACCTCACAAATATACGGTATTTTTGATAGATTTGATATAATATATGATAATAAAAAAATATATGCGGTATTTCGTGAAACATATAATTTCAAGAACCCTAAAACAAATGAAGAATTAGTGAGTGGTATGGGAACGGGTAAATATGAAATGTATTGTCATAGATATCATTTTATATTTTACGAACCAGGAATCGTAACGTATAATAAAAAACAAAATGAATTATTAGGACAAGTCATGGAACAAATTACGAAAGATACATATATGGCTCAATATGTTCGTAAACAAGCATGGATGGATATTAGACAATAAGAATGCCGAATAATTTATTATCTGATTACGGATAATAAATTATTTATTTTTTTCGGTTTTATTATTTCTATTTTTTCCGCCGTTTCGTTTTGTTTTATTCTTTTTCTCAGGTTCTCCATTTTCATTGACGATTTCATTTTTGGCAGGTAATTTTTTTAAACGAAATTCGGTCATGCCATTTTTCTTCGTTGATATTTCACCATAATCTGGAAATTCCTTCTTTAATTTTTGCGAGGCTTCTAACATAGGTTGTAAACGGGCTTCAAATGTACCTAACCCGCCTTCTTTACCATAATATTTTGTAACAAACCCGACTTTATTGAATCGTAACACAATGCCATCTTCTTTAAAATATTTAATGGTTCTCTCTACATCTTCTTTTTGTCCGTTCTCTTTGGTAATTGTTAATTGTATAGATTTCAAATGCGGTCTATTAATAATACCATAAAACGCACCGACTATATAATTTAAACAAGTGGTTAAATGTTCTCGTGCTTTACGAAAAAATGGATTAAATACCGGATAAACGCCCCAAATATAGGAGTTATGCGCTTTGCATTCTTTAAATGCTTCGCGAAAAAAATGGTCTAATGATTTCCCTTTGAACTTTGACATTTTCAAATCAATACTGGCAATATCGTCATCAAAAAAAACAATGGGTTTACCTTCACCCCATTGTTCCATGATAAATTGTCTTTGTGGTACTAAACCTTTCTTACCGACGACTAATTTATGGTAAAGGGATTTATCCACGATTTTTTTATATTCTTCTTCTTCTTCTTTATTTGCTACATATACGTATATTTTACTCGCTGGAATATTCATTTTTTTTAATGTAGATAGCGTTTTATCATTACATAATTGAGCTCGTTTATAGGATGGTATCGCTATAATATATTCGGTCATTTATATATACGAGGAAATTATTTTACGAACAAAACAAGGTTCTCATATTTACTGCCTCAATATTATGTTCGGGTTCTTTAAACAATCCTAATATCATATCATCATCCCTAAATCGTATCGTATAATCTTGTTGTATTTTATTACGACCAATACGCCCCATGGCTTGTAATGTTTTTTGTTGCGTCATATTTGTTAAATCTTTACCAATGAATCCATGACAGAATTGGTAATTGGTTCCATATATATAATCACTGGATGCAATAATAATAAATAGGCGTTGCGTGTCCGCTAATCGTTTCATTATTTCCATATAATGGATATTTGGTTTTTCCATGAAGACACCTATACCTAATAATAGCAATACTTTCAAATTATTTTCTATTTCCAGCGACATTATCATTTTCGCCGTATCTTCATCTATATTGGGTAAAAATGCGTTTGTTTGAATTTCACCTGAGGGGTTCCATTTCTCTTGATGAGGTTTTGTATTGGGAACATAGATTGGGTCTAATGAAACCATACGAACTTCTCTTCGTAATTTATTGATTTCGTCTATATATTTTTGGGTATCATTGGATATACGGTCACTTTCATTTCCCCCGCTGGATATATCTTTATTTGCACTGGATTTATCAATCAACCCCGATGATTTATGTGTTTTACTATCCGAATTAAAGGTTTTACTTTGTTTTTCTTGGACGATACTTTCCAATGCGGCAATGTTCTGCGCGATTTCGTTATTTTTCGAAATCTTTGCCATAATTGTTTGGAAAACAATAGGAGATATATTCGATTGTTGAATGTAGAAATTACCTATTTTGTTTACATCTTCGGTGAGGAATATAGTAGGACCATCCGTAAGTGTATAAGCATCGCTGGTAGTTAATAAAATTCCGGTGGAAGAAGTTTTATTTGGTACAACTGAATTAGCAACATTGTTACTGAATCCTAAACTAACGGTTCGCGTCAATTCCGTATTCAAATCATTTGCAGTAGCGATATTGCCTGGAACTTCCATACTCTTGGTCTTTTTCATGGAAAAGTTTTCTTTGTATTTTCGTTTTTGAGAATTCGTCATATATTGATATGTAGTACTCCATTTTTCAGGTATTATGTGTCTCAATAAGATAAGATAATAACATTTTAACGAATTCATCGTAATGTCACTGATTCCACCACTGAAATAATTATCCATAGTGTATGCTTCTTCCAACCAGTTCGCGGTGTTTACATAATGAATGAAACGTATAATTTCGCGTAAATCAAAATAGCGCAACATTGTCTTATTTTCTTCACAATAATTCGCACATTTCAATAAATCGGAATATTCAGAATGCAGCATATGAGGCAGAACACATAATCCGTCTTTATTGAGAATAGGAATCGATTTTTTACAATCAAAACTATTAATCGTATAAATTTCGCTCTCATTGAATCTGCTACGGAAATCCATAATTGAATCCATTATTTCACCTTCTTTTGGTAATGTCGCACATGATAAAACTACATTCGGAATTTTATTCTCACACCAATTACGATTGATGACCTTATGTAAATCATGTGTTTCGTAATCCATAGTAATCGTAGGTTCATCCCAATAAGTAATGATTTGTTCGGGTGTATTAAAGGCTAACATATAATACATAGCTGTCAAATAGGATTGTACGTCACAAATCATAATTTCTACTTTGGAACCTTCACTATTATCTACTTTAAAAATACCACCGGAACGATTGTGTTTCACATAATTTACAGCGGCGAAATAATGTAATCTGATATCACTTGCAGTTTCACAACCGAAAGCGAAAGCCACTTTTTTCTCCATAGAAATCGCGGATTTTGCCAAAGCCAGACCAATATGTCTCGCGACACATACAAATATAATACGGTATTGATTCGAAAGTCCGATTGGTGATAATGTTTTACCAGTACCAGTAGGAGCTGTATATAAAATTAATTTGGAGGAACGCTGATTTTTCTTAAAAATGGAGAATAATTCTTTTTGATGAGGAAATAAGGTTAAATCTTCATAGGATAATAAATAATTATTTTTTTCAATAAATTCATAAGCATTTTCAATAATATTACAGATTTTGGTTTGTTTTAATGAATGCGAGATGACGGCATCTATATATTCAATTACGTATTTATTTATGTTATGGATATTGGTTTTTTTCAGTTGTAATAGAGTATATAAATAGAATGCATATTGATTTTGTTGTTTTTTTAAATGTTTGAATAAATGTTTAGATAATTCAATGAGTAAATATTCAAATATATTTTCTTTATTTTGAGTTATATTATTTTCTAAATTTTGTATGCGTATAGAATCCGCACTTTTTAATTTTTTAATAGAGGTTCCGCTAATCGTTGGTAAATGGCAATCTTTGTCTCCATATTGTTTGAGAACGGTCGCAATTTCGTCTTTGAAATATTTTTGGTATAAAAAGATTTCGGTTTCGGGGGTGATTTCTATTTTAACAAACGAGAACATAGATAAATGTGAATTGGAACGTATATTTACATCGTCATATCCTTGGATAATCATTTTTAATATTCGTTTTTCATCATTGGAAATAGGAGATTCTATGCTCTCCCATTCATCGCGAGATAATTTGCTTTGGGTTAAATCCATTATGTATTCTGGTATTAATAGTAATTATTAGATTATGTGATACTGTTTATATATGTTATAATAAATTCAATTTTTTGCAGACAATAAAAAATGTCTTCCCGCCGTCGCAAATTATGCATTATATCTATTGGAAAATTCGTCAAATAATATGATAGATTTTATATTCATGGTTGTAATTGTACTTCGGCACATAGGACAATGTGGATGTCGTTTATTTCGTTCAGTATCTAGATGTCTCGTGATACAGGTATTACAGAATGTATGGTTACAATTTGTATGCATCAAATTTATTTCCGGTGTTTCTTCATAACAAATCGGGCATTGTTTTACTTCGTGTAATTCGCCTTCCGTATAAAGTCGTGTCATGATGGGTTGTATTTTCCATTGATAGTTGGCATTTTCATCGTTCATTGTATAAGTCACATAATCAAAAGCGCGTATATATCCCTCATATATTTGTCTACGAATAGTAGGGGATTGTTGTCTAAACCGTAATCTATCAAACCAATTACTGCTGGTAAACGCCTGACGGACATTCTCATTCGAATTATGTATATTTCGTACAATTTCTATCACTTTCATATCAACGATTTCGGTCAATGAATAACCTGGATGTTCTTGTAAAATTTCTTTGATGATTTCATAATTGTTTATCCATTGCGTAGTTTGATGTTCGATACATAACGGCATAACTTCATCTATAATGATATGTTTTCGTTGTGATGAAGATTTCAATTTGAAATGTTTTGCTAATACTTTTAATTTTTTAAGAATAAATTGATTTAATGTATCACGTAATTCTTCTTTTGTTTCACATGAATTTATAAATCTAAATAAAACACTAACGATTAATGCTTCTTTTTTTTCAACACACACTGATATATTATGTCCGGGGTTTTTACAAAAAGAACATTTTTTGACTGTTTTTTGTATCATTTTTGGTTGAATAGGAGGTGCAATAATTACGGCGCCGCTTCTTAATTTCATCTTGATATTTATGTAATATTTATTGTATTTTATAAATAGAATAAATAAAATCAATTTTACGGCTTTACAATATCTAATTTAATAAATATGGATTGGTATAATTATATGCTCCATATGAAGGATAAGGTTGAATAATTGTAGTATTATTTACAACAGATGGTCTTTGGTATTGTAATAAATTTTGATAATACAATGAATTATTCCTTAAAGCCAAATCATTTAGCTGTGCGTATTCGTTTACTAATCCATTAATACGATAATCTCCGAAGCCTCCGAAATATGGATATGCATATCCGTATCCACCATAACGTCCACACCCACCGTGATTATGATATCCGTGTCGTCCCATCTCTTTATTATGTAATATATACATAATAAAAAAAATACTAAATTTATATCGTGTAATTAGATTTAGATTAGATTTGTGAACCTGTAGTCACCCTGTGTAAATTATTATGAAAAAATCGTAAAATTCCTACAAGCGCCTAAGATAATTTCCATATGGAAATCCACCGTAACTCCCGTAATATGGATATCCGTATCCACCGTATCCACCGTATCCACCGTAACCTCCGTATCCACCGTATCCACCGTAACCTCCGTATCCACCGTATCCACCGTAACCTCCGTATCCACCGTAAAAGGGGTAATTATGAAATCCACGTTGTCCCATGGGTTCTATTATCTAATATAGACATAATAAAAAAAATACTAAATTTTTAAAGTGTAATTACAAGTGGAATAGAATTGTAAATTTGTAATTGTGTCTCTATAAAATATTATGAAAATACGTAAAAATTATTCAAAGGCGTAAAATATATAAAATCTAAAATAAATATACTTTATGTTCTCTGGATTGTTTCAAACATCCTATAAAAAAATAAATTTTGAAGACGTACAATATGCCATCAAAAATATAAATCAATATATAATCATAAATACATTACCAAATACAGAGCAAGATTGTCTTATCAAACATACATTGTCATACGAACAGGAGGAAAGTACCATAAACGAAATGTTAGGGAATTATGATTTCAATAAGAAAAAAATAATTGTCTATGGTAAAAATTCCATCGATGAAACTGCGGAAAAAAAATATTCACAATTGAAAACCCTGGGGTTTACTGAACTATATTTATATTCTGGTGGATTGTTTGAATGGATGCTATTACAAGATATTTATGGGAATACCGAATTTCCAACTACGAAAAAAGTATTGGATATATTGAAATATAAAGGAACCCGAAAAATATGTATATGATACAAAAGTAAAATATTTGTAAAAAATAAAATAAGGTTCTCATATATAGTTTGGAAATTATATATGAAAAAAGTGAAAAAGACACCGCAAAATTGTAAAGCGAATTGTTGTTATACAAAGAAATGTTGTGAATCAATAGAATGGGGGTTTGGATATCTTATCGGCGAAACCGTAACTTTATTTATGAATGCGTGTATACATTTTATGAATAATGCGAATAAAGGATATGAAAGAAGCAAAAAATGATATTATTTACAATTATTATCATAGTAATAAATATTCTTCCATGTTTATTATGTAAATAAAATTATATAATTATTATATATCATAATAAACATGGAAGAATATTTATTATTTTTAGGAATTCTGTTAATTATAATCATATGTTTTATTTTATATTATAATAATAATAAAAAAAACATAATAGATAATGTCGTAACTACTATAAAAGATACATTTTCTCAAAAAATACCTAAGATAATTATTCAAACATGGAAAAATAATGAAATACCCACTAAGTATTTACCATTAATTAATACTATCAAAAATCTTAATCCGGATTATGAATATAAGTTTTTTACAGATCAAGATATCGAAATATTTTTAAAAACCTATTACAATAAGTATTATAGGACGTATTTGAGTTTACCAATAAATATTCAAAAATTAGATTTTTTCAGGTATATTGCTGTATATCATTATGGTGGTTTTTATATGGATTTAGATATGAATGCTATTAAAAATTTTGACGAATTATTACCATATAGTTGTGTATTCCCAGTCGATGAAATTATAAATAAAAATATGTCAAAATTACCCAGATATAAACCATTTTGTGATAAAAACTATTATTATTTATTAGGTCAATATGCATTTGCTGCTTCGCCAAAACATCCATTTATAAAAAAATTAATAGACAATATACACAATAATATTCATCAATTAATATATAATGCAAATAAAAGTGAAATATATGTATACAAAAGTACAGGGCCGGATTATGTAACAGATATATATATAAATTACAATGACAAAGCAGATATTAAAATTTTGCATAACAATAAACGACAATATTTTGGAGATTACGCAGTACATAATTATTTCGGTTCTTGGAAAAATAATAAATCAATGTAATATTTGATAAAATTGAATTTATACAAAAGTATAAATTCAAATGCAATTATCGTTAATAATGACTCATCCTAAAATCATTTCCGTGGAAGGTAATATTGGTGCTGGTAAAACAACTATCATTGATAATTTGGAAAAATATTATGAAAATGATTCTTCTGTCATATTCATTCGCGAACCAGTAGATATTTGGCAAAGTATTACAGATAGTAAAGGGGAAAGTATTTTGGCAAAATTCTATACGGACCCAGCGAAATATTCATTCTCATTTCAAGTGATGGCTTTCGTCACCCGTTTATCTATGTTACGCAATACAATAAGGGAAAATCCGAATTGTGAAGTTATTGTGTGTGAGCGTTCGTTAGAAGCCGACCGAAATATATTTGCGAAAATGTTATACAATGATGGATTAATCGATGAAATCAATTATAAAATATATTTGAAGTTTTATACTGAATACCGTGATGAATTTGAATTATATGGAATGGTATATTTGAATACATATGCCAGTGTATGTTATGATCGCGTGAAAAAACGTAGTAGAGAAGGCGAGGAAAGCGTATCATTAGATTATTTAGAAAAGTGTAAAAATTATCATGAAGATTGGTTATGTGACGCCGAACATATATTAGTCATTGATGCAAATGAAGACGTACAATATGATATAGACAATCAAAATGATAAAGGTGTTGAATGGTTACATCGAATAAAAGAATATATATCTGATATAAAAAATAATGACAATTCAACAACTACATCGTCTATAGATGATGGTGAAATTCAAGAATTTGATAAAACCAGTATATGGTATAATTTAATTAGTAAATTTATGGAAAAAGTATAATAAAAATAATGTGATATTTTATATATTATGGAGGAGTTGCCAATATAGTTTTTTTAATTTATTTTTTATCCAATTATTTTTTTGTAAAAGTGAAAATAAATATTTTTGAAGATACTGATCTATGTAATTCATATTATTTTATGGAAGCGCTGATTGGTATGTTTTTATCATTAGAAGTAAAAGAAGGGGCGCGATACATTGTTTTCAGCGATTTAGAAAATATGTAAATTGCATGGGTATATAATATATTTTTGGGGTAAATATATTATAATTAATTATTTTTTGGATTTTTTTGATTTTTTGGATTTTTTGGATTTTTTGGATTTTTTGGATTTTTTTGATTTTTTGGATCGTTTACCACCAGTGGATAAAGATTTAATGATATCATTTACATGTTGATTTAAATATTGGGGGATATCATTACTTCTCGTGTTTAAATAATCAATACATAATTCAAAAATAAATTTATATGGAATTAAATTGTTATAATTTATATTATCATCGTCAGATATTATAGGCTGTATATTTTCAATATAATTCTTATATTGATCTAACGGTCGTAACATAGTTAAAACTTGATTAATAAAAGTAAAAATTTGTATTATTTTATTAAAATTTTCTTTTATTTCAGGTTCAATATTATTATTGTTTGAAATATTCATTATTATAGTTTGTATTTGTTCTGGGCGCGCGCGAGATAATGTAACAATGGCAAAAAATATATTAACGTGCAAATTAAGCAAATTTGTATCTATTTTGGTAGGAAGAGAATTTATGATTTGTTGTTTAATGATGTAATACAATTCAATAAATGTATTTTCATTTTCATGAGTAGATATGCGTGAAATAATGTTTATTTGTTGTTGTAAATTATTATATACGTTTTGATAAGAAGCCTTTATAACTGTCATTTCACATATTTGTTCTATATATTCTTTTACTGTATCAGGTATTGTTTTAACAAAATTTATACTATTAGCATCTAAATTTATTATAAAAGCATCATTTAATCTCGCTAATGCTTTTTCGCGTATTTCTGATATATCATTTAATAACGTATATGTTGAATAATATACAGCTGGATTATAATGAAATTTATTCATTCTATCAATATAATTGTAAATATTATTAAATTTGTTAACGATTGTTACTTTTAGTTCTTCTATATTTTGTTTCACATATAAAACTACCTTTAATTTTTTGATAAACCGTACTCTGTCAACCGAATGGTATCTAATATCATAGCAATAATTACTTACAAATCCAGATTCACTAAGTATGGTATTTAATCCAAATAACATTCCGGATGATTCACATAACATATCTAATGTTACAAAGGATGTCCTTATTCCATTGATATCTTTAATATCATAAATATCTAATAATTGGATAAAATCTGTAAATGTTTTTAAAATTAAAAATAGTATTTTATCTCTTTCAGTTAAATTAGAAGTTGGCGCTATATTTATTAGAGGATTCGCCGACCCCTCTGACAATCCTCTTAATTTTGCTTCTTGTATGGTTGCTAATAATGAATTGACTGATAATTGTTCGCATTTTTCATTTGTGCCGCTTAACAATAATGAATTCTTTGTTAAATTGCTGGTAATTGTAATATTATTATTTGAAGTTAATCCATTATTAATTAAAATTTGCGCCGCATCATTAAATAAATATTCTGACGGAAAATCACTACCGACGTTATTAATAATTAAATTATTATTATCAAATATTATTTTGCTTTTTGCGTCAGAATTATATGTTCTTGATATAGATATTATATTTAATTTTGGTTGTCTGTTGCTTGCGTAACTTAATGCGGTTTTATCAGATATACCAGAACCAGCGTCGCGGATTCCTGATATAGATTTAACCATATCAAACCCGTTTTTTATAAGCATTTCAGCAGCATGCGATTTATCAGTTTCAATATAAAAATGTGTTATAAAATCGTTTTTTAGTTTACTAGTAAAATTCATTATTTCTTGTGGATTATTTATATTGGCAGATGATACTAATGCAGATTCTTTATTTGGTATTAACCAATATACACCTAAATTTATTAAATATTTACTGTATTCTTCCAAATATTGTATCAATAATTTTTTACAAGTTTTTTGGTTAACGTTATTAGAATTAGTTGTTACAGTTTTATCTATTTCTATTAATTTATTTGTAAACCATTCTTGTTGTTGTCCGAGCTTGTGACTAACCAATGATGCGTGTAGTTTTAAATATGGTATATATTTAATAGCCAAATATTCAAAATCATGATAAAAATCAATATAAGAACGAAAAAATGAATATGAAACCATCATTATTTTAATTTTGTCGCGGTTTTGATGCGCATTAACATTTGCTGGATTATTTATAAAAGCGTCAATAGTGGTTGGTTGTTCTTCTGGAACATTGGGAATTGAAGTTTCATTAATAGGTATAATTTCTGAATTAAAATCACTAATTGTTAATATAGAATTTATATTACTAATAATATCTTCATATTTATCTATAAAATTACTTGATACTATTATAGGTAATTTATTTGGAATTGGAGTAAATACAGTTTGTGGAGCATTTATATTACTAAAATTTTCTCTATCAATTACTGTATATTGTGAAAATAAGGTTGATAATAGTGCTGAATTCAACTCATATTTGTTATTATTAGCAAAATCAACTCCCATTGGGTGATTTTGTCCTACACATTCAATCCCTACTAAATGGTTTTTATTATTTTGTAATATTTTGTTACAATAATTTCTATAATCGTTAGGTAATTCAAAATTAGGGTCCAATGGTGATGGCGGCGATTGAGGATTATTATAATCATATGCTATTGGTTGTTGTGGATTATTACAATTAATATCATATGTTTTATCTATATTACTTATTAAATTTGGTCCATTTATATTTGTTAAATTATTACAGCCTGTCATAATATATATAAATATATATTATTCTAGTTAAATTTGACAATAATTTTTACATCTTCCTTCTTAATACATTTACAAGCAGAAATGGATAATTCTTCTCTTTTTTTACGGGTCTTTGAATTATCGTTCTCAACCGTTACCAAATTTTCGGGTGATTGTTTTTTCTTAGAATTACTATTGCGATGGTTCATATCGTTCTCAATGGTTTGATAATTTGTTTCAATAAAATCTATAATATTATTTTCAATCGCCCATTTGAAAAAATTTAATTGACCGATAGTTGTTTCCATTAATTTTTCATTGTCATAGGGAATACTAATTCGTTCCCATCTACAAAAAGGATCAAACCGGCGTTTACTATATGCTTTTAATTTTAATTTATAATCATTATATACCTTAAATCGCATGGTTTCAAGAGAACCTTTAAATACCGGCAATTCATAAATAGTATAATATTTCTTGGCATAATTTGTTACAAACCAATCTACAATACGAAGTGATATTTTAGATTCACCGTTAATAATTCGCATCATTTTATTGAGGTTCTCATGATTGTTATAAAAATCGGTTAAATTTTTCATTAATAAATCATTTTGAGTATTTAAATTGGAAGCACAATATAAAGACATATTTCTTAGTATGTTCTCATATGAATTATTTTTTATACTCTTTTACTATAAATATGAAAAATTGAATTATTTGTATATTTATTATATTGACAAAATCCAAACAAACAATTGCTTATACTATAATTCTTGTTACGTTAATCGTTCAACATGGAAATTCAAACCACATTATCAAATATATTAATAGATAGTACCAATAGTATTCGGTCAACGACGTTTACTCGCTATTTGCATTTGGTATTAGATAAATGCAGAGAAGAATCATTAAAAGAAGAATTGGCAAATTTTTGTCAAAAATACAGTCTCACAAATAGTGATGAAGTATGGAGCTTAGTAACTTTTATAAAAAAAAATGATAAACATTATAAACGATTTATTGTAAATGATGTAAAAATCATCGGAAATGTATTCTTCTTTATTATCTATTATATGAAAAAAAATGAAACATTATTTAAATATATGAATAAAAATTTATTATTAATGAAATTGGCATGTAATCTATCAGGACATTTTGATAACGGTCAGGATATTGATATACGTGTAGAAAATATTATGAATACTTTTGATAGAGTAGGCGCTTTAATGGATTTGAATAAATATATTGAAAGAATTACCAAAAATATGGATGATGAAACGTTGTATACGATGGAAGCGGAAATCGGGGATTATGGTGGATATGATTATTTGGATTGTAATATTACGATGTAAAAGAAAAATAAAAAATAAGTAACTTTATTGGGTTACTTATTTTTTAACTGTAATTTACAATCCTAAATAGTATTTTTACTTTCATTTTCACAGTGCAAAATAGATGTATTTAGAAATGTATTACCAAAATATATATGATCGTAAAAATTAAAGAGTTTGATTTGAAAGGTGAATTCGCCAATTTTTTTGCGGATTTTCATACTGCTAAGGCGGAAACTATGCATGTTTGATAAATAAATTATTATCAATATACGAAAAAAATAAAGATAGAATAATTATCGAAGAAACTATCAAAAACGAAGAAACTATCAAAAACGAATTAATTAATAATATTATTCCAAGAAATAAGCCAAAAAAATCAATAGAAGAAATCAGGGAAGCAAACAGAATTTACAAACAACGACAGCGTGATAAAATTAAAGAAAAATATGGAGAAGATGAATATAAAAAGGTTCGGGCAAAAGAAATTGCTTCATATCGGTCAAAAGCATCTTGTACTAATACTTAATTGATATGTATATGAATTATACAAATCAATGATTTTTTATAAAATGTAGGTCAGAAAATTATGTAGGTCATAAGTACTATTATTTTTAAATTGTAGGTCAGAAAACCGCTCTTTAATTGGAGTACGCTATGCCCGCCATGCCGCTCATCACTCTTAAAACATTGTAATTGACGGCGTAGACTCTGACTTTAGCAGTGGCAGTTCCGGCAACAGCACCCGATGATAAAACAAGTTGTAAAACAGCGTTATCAATTCTGGAGAAGTTGCATGAGCCAGATGGTTGGTGTTCTTCTGGGCGAAGAGCGAACGAGTAAACGTTGATACCAGTATCTGGGGCACGGGTGTGGTGTTGGAATGGTTGGACGACATCGAAGTATGATCCTTCACGTTCAGAGAAACGATCTTGGCCGTTAAGTTGTAATTTGGCAGTTACAACTGGGTTTTCGCCCCAACAATGCATGTCTAATGCGGTTTCTGCTAATACGAATGTACCAGCATCAGATAGGGATGAACCTGTGTTTGAACTTGGAGCGAATGGAGTTGTGTTCCAGTCAAGAGCAGAGTTGATACCAGATGCATCAATAGCACCGGCCATTTGGAATAGACCAGATGAGTTGATGAAAGCATCAGTTCCGGAGGTTTCAGCTGGACCGCCGAATGCATGGACTGCATTTGGTAAAGCATCAATAGCATCAGTGTAGTTGAATGGTTGAGCGCCTAATGTTCTGAATAAGATTGATCCACCTTCAAGGGAAGAGCAGTAATCAACGTTGGCATCAGGTTGGACGACCCAGACTAATTCTTTACATGGGTGGTTGAAGTTTAATTTGATTTTGTTGGATGATGATCCTACTGATTCATCACCAGTGAATTGTAGTTGTTCGATTAAGTATTCATGAGGGTTTTGTGCCATCTTTCTGCGTTCATCAGTATCAAGGAAGATATAGTCAACGTAAAGGGAGGCAGCAACAAGGGATTGTTGGTATGCAGATGATACTGATACAGTTGATCCAGATGTACTTGTTAATGTACTAACAGCCCATAAACATTCACCAATTGGGCGAATATCTAAGTTGATTTTAACTTCGTGGTATTGAAGGGCAATCAATGGAAGGGCAAGACCTGGGTTGCGGCAGAACCAGAATAACAAAGGAATGTATAGGGTGGTTTCTGGAAGTGCGTTTCTTGGGGCACAAACTTGGGATGGTCCACCTGATGAGGCACATGGACCTGAAACAGCGGCGAAGGCTGGATCAGTGATGTATGTTAATTGGGTGGTATTACCAATCATCTTGAAGTATCCGCGTTGTTGTTCGGATGATAGAGTAACTTGGTTCCAGATGTGCATCCAATCACCGTATTGACGATCGACGCGTTGGCCACCAATTTCAACTTCAACTTGGGCGATTAATTGTTCGCCAATGTAATCTAACCAACGAGCATAAACACCATCAGTTCCTGAGGTTTTCATGGATTGGTTGATTTCTGGTAAAGTAACTTGTAAGTATGTTCTGTATGCAAGATCACCATTTCTGGAGATTGTGCATGTTACTCTACGACCGAAATCAGCTTGACCTGAGAAGGTTTGTTCGATTGATTCCATGGCAAAGTTGGTGTGTCTGCGGTATGATACCTTCCAGAATGTGATTTCTGGGGTTCCTGTCAAAAAAACGTCTTGTGCGCCGTAAGCGACTAACTGCATTAAAGCTCCTCCCATAAGACCGGTTTATGCTTTATATAATATGCAGAGAAAATAATTTCAGAAGAAATTGCTAAATAAAAATGAAATGGATTAAAATACACATTTTGTCTACTATAAATTAAAATTAATTTTTTGGAAATTTTATATGAATCCCTCTTCCATGTAATTAAAAATAAATTCAAATTAAATTCAAAAATAATTAATTGTGTAGAGGCATAAATGAATCAAAATCTTGGTTCGTAAAATATTTAGGCATTTTCGCGACAAATTCGGCGCTTGTACGAAAGTTTATGCCCGTTCATAATTATTATATTCGGAAAATGACATAAATAATATTCGTTATAAACATAGAAGTCGTACATTTATATTATGATAATTTCCATTAGAAAATTTTATATTTGGTCGTTTTTTTATATTTATTATCGCCCAATGGAATGGCGATTTCCGTTGAATATAATGTTTTATGATGTTGTCTAACAATATATCGTATGATACTCATAAAAGGTCGTTTAGACCCGCGTTCTTCACGGCAACCACGACAGCCACTTGCCGAATAATACTTACGTATATAATCCGTAAGCCCTATTATTTGATCTTGTAATTCGGTATTTTTATCGATTTCATCCAATGTAAATGAATTATCTTCGTTGTAATTCAACATATTCATTAATCGTTCATAAATCAAATTACGTTCGGATTCATATTTTTCTGTTTTTTTCTTGTCTGGCATGATATTATACATGACATATTATCTTTATGTCATTTATGGAAACAAACTTACAATCCAGCACTGACATTGGATTGACAATTTTCAATAATAAATTCCTCTAAATATGTTTCTTGAAAAATCTTACGTTGGTTCTCATGTTTTTTTGTAAAAATATATTTGTCATTTCGTTTTTTAACCGTCCAACCATTATCTAATGCATTGGTAATAAACATCATTTTTTGAAATTGTTTCCGGTCCATTTGTATATTTTTGGTAGTTTCTAAATATATTTTGGTAGAAATATTTTCATCCGACATTTTCGTATATAATAGTTTTATATACGAAATTAACGATTTTTACGATAAAAAATGTATATACTCAAGTAAAACATATAAAAACTTTACTATAAATTTATAATCAATGAACCAAAATATTCAAAAAAAACCTCCCCCTAAACAAATCAATACAATAGATGAAAAACATACGGAACTATTAAACCTATTCCACGAAAATGAAACGGAAACGATCCCTCGGTTAATAGCAGAAAAAGAGCGTCTAAAAGCAATTATTCCAACATTACAAGACCATCAAATAGATGCTTATATGGAAATTCGCGATAAGATTTTCGATATTAAATCCAAAATAAAAGAATTGAAACAAGAAAAGAAGAAATATCTATTGGATAATTCAAAATATATTTTCAATTATTTTGAAGAAAAAAAGAAGATTTCATCCGGTGATAATAATCAAAATGTAAAAATCCTGAATTCGTTTTTCAAAATAAAAGGTAAATCGGATGAAACCTCGGATTTAAATAATGAAAAGTATAGTCAGTCTAAAAAAATATTCCAAAATTATTGGCGTAATGTGAATAATGAAGTCATCCATATACAAGACTATATTATTCCATCGGATATTTGTGAAGAATGTAGAAAAGGCGAACTTATACCACAAGAAGATGAGGGTATATTAATCTGTAATAATAATGAATGCGGAAAATATATTACTTATATTATTGATAGTTCAAAACCAACCAACAAAGAACCCCCGAATGAAGTCTCTTATACAGCGTATATTCGGTTAAACCATTTCAAAGAAATATTATCGCAATTTCAAGCCAAAGAAACGACCCAAATACCAGAAGAGGTCATTGAAGCAATCCGTGCTCGTATCATAAAAGAACGTATTACGGATATGTCGTTGATAAATTATGATAAAATGCGTGATATATTACGTAAATTGGGTTTGAATAAATATTTCGAACATATCCAATATATCAATTCTATTTTTGGTATTAAACCTCCTATTATGAATGAAGAATTGCACGAGACGTTGTGTGTATTGTTTATAGAAATACAGAAACCATGGGCGACACATTGTCCGGCAAATCGTACCAATTTTTTCAACTATACATATACATTATATCAATTATGTGTTTTATTGGATCAGACCCAGTATTTACCTTATATTCCAATGATGAAAGATCGGGAAAAACAATTGGAACAGGATATGATATGGAAGAAAGTATGTAAGGATTTGGATTGGGAATTTTTTGCCTCCGTTTAGGGAAACCAAGGGTAGGGATTCTACCCCTAAGACCCCTTCCTTTTCCAGGGAACCTACGGTTCCCTTGGACGAACCCTCCCTTAGTAGGGAAAAGGTCTTAACATAATTTATTATATTTATAACAAATTATCTAAAAATATTTATAAAAGTTACATCGGAGAAGGGAGGGGGCGTCCGGGGGAACCGTAGGTTCCCTGGATTAAACGCCGACCATCTTAAGGCCACCCACCAAATTACTACCAAGTGCAAAACCAGCACCTGTGCGTAGACTATCACCCATACTTGGGATGAAAACATCTAAGATACTGAATGTGGCAGCAGCAGAAAGTGCTAATACTAATACTTCTTCAACTGGAAGACTTTTCTTTGGAATAACAATGGCAACAATTGCAACAAAGATACCAAGAACAAGGTATTTAATAATGCGTTTTACAAGTTCGGACATGTCAATTAAACCGTTCATTTAATTTATATAATAGAAAAACAAAAAAAAACATCCTAAATAAAATAATATAATGTATAAAACACTTAAACAATAATTTTCATTAAAATATATAAAATGACTTCTTTTGAGAGAAAAACATTAGAAAACGGAGAACCAAATCCTAAATACATTGATTTATGTGATGAAGATGCCCCTGTTGCCGGACAAAAATTCGCCTGTATGTCTTTTATTTCTCCAGAAAAAATCCTAAAAAAGCGTGAAACCTATTTATTCGACCAATTTGTAAAACAATGGGATTTTGTGAAATCCATGACGAAATTTAATGATTTTTTACATTATGCTTCTTATAAATATAATCTAAATGTTGAAGAATTACTAAATGATTTCAATGAATTTTCCAAGGAAGAAGAAACGAAATTAAAAGAAAATTCAACCGAAGATGATTATAAGAATTTCTTAGATAAACAAGAAGATACACTCAATGAAAAATTCAATCGTGAACATTCCTTCCAAACATCCGTAAGAGGTTTGAAAATTCGAGGTGTATTCCCATCCCAAGACGAAGCCGAACTTCGTTGTAAAAAGTTGCGCGAATACGATCCAAACCATGATATTTATGTCGGTCCAATTGGTATGTGGATCCCATGGGACCCTGATGCTTATAAGACTGGTCGTGTAGAATTCATGGAAGAGGAATTGAACCAATTACACCAAGAAAAGGTGAAGAATGAGGAAAAAGCCAAACAAGAATTTGAAAAACGCATCAAGGAAACCAAGAAGAAGGCGATTGAAGAGAACATTAAATTAGCCGAGAAATCCGGAAATGTGTTGACACAGACCATGGACGATGAGGGTAATCTGATTGGTGTAAAAGATATGGTTGATTTTGATGATCGTGAGGTAGCAGAACCAGAAAGCATGAAATTACATAATGAATTATTATTACAAAAGGAGTTGGAACGAAAAAATGAGTCAGTTGTCGTAGAAGATGTGGAAGAAGAACAAGTACAGGAACTATAAAAATATACAATGAATGAGTTAAAATTTATAATATAATTATATGAAAATATATAAAATGAATGATGTTTATATATTTAATGCATTTATTCAAAATACTAATACAAAAAATAATTGATAAGTTAGTTTTAATTTATAATTTAGATTTCAATGAACCAATCATCTATATGGATTATTGGCGAAATTTTCATATAAGTGTGATGCATAACGAAAACAAAACTGTAATGCATTTATTCGCCCAATTAATCGCAAACAATGAGTTGTTTCATTATAAAAATAAATTCAAATTTCTGGCAAGCGTATTAAATAATCCATTTATGTCAGAAAAAGACAAAACCCATTTTTTTGATTTATTCCAAATCATACAGAAAAAATATTTCATTATTACCCGTTTCTTTAGAAATTATAAATTACGACATTCTCAAATACAAATCAATCATGATGTATTTTTAAATCCGATTCAAGAAACAGATAAAAATGTCATGGTTTTACTTCAAAATAATAAACGATATTTGTTTACCATAACGGATTTAGTAAATTTATTAAATACGTCTTTGGGAAATACTTACTACTTTTTTGCTGAGCCAAAAGCATGTAGAAACCCATATAATAACATGCCGTTCAACAAAGCGGATTTGTATAATATTTATTTTTTTATGAAAAACCGGCCGATTATTATGCCGACCTTGTTTCATGCCTTTTTTTTAGCGAATTTTAATTTGACAACATTTAAGAACGATAATGAAGATAATATACGGGAATACGCAATACGACAATATTTAGAAGTAACGCCAAATAATAAACTACGTATTATTTGCATTACAATGTTAAGTAATAATCGTCATACGCAAAAAATAAAAATACATAAAAATTTCCCCACTGATACATTAGTGAATGTATTGAAACCATATTTGAATTTATATTTACATACGAAGTATACTACAGAAACGAATAAGAAACATGAGGCAGATATGATGTTGGATATAAAATTAAAAGAATTTGTAAAATATAATAAAAATTTTGGTAGAAAACGAATGATCCTGGATAAAAGCGATTTCAGTTGTAGTTTTAAAAAAAAATACATCGTTTCGTACAATTGTATGTGTAAATCATACCATCACGATGAAGAGGATAATTTTATGAATAGCCATTTGAATGTAGTGAAATATTACGATGATGAATTTAGTGATACGGACGAAGATGACGATATTGATAATGAAACCGAAGAAGATAGTGAGGAAGAAATAATTTCAGGAAGAGAATTAATAGAAAGAGAGGCAGAGGGCGATGAAGATGACGATGAAAATACAGATACAGATATGGATATAGAAGACGACGATACTATTGTGGAAAATACAACGGACGTCTTTATACCATCCTATAATATTATAGGGATCCATCATGTGGAATCAAATGATTCGTTGAGCGGTTGAATAGAATGGTTCTAATAAATTTATTATATGAAAATAATAATTTTATAAAAATAGTTAAATAATACAATTGTTATCTATATAAAATGTCGGAGATTCAAAAAATGATCGCGTTAATGGATGAGACACCGAAAAGTTATCGGCGGGCGTGCTTATCTGATTTTTTTGATGAAGGGGAAGCGCCTTGCGAAAATACGAGCCGTCATTACAATAAAAATGATTCGCAAAATGATAACATCTCAAAAAATCAACAGGAATTCGGACATAGAAAACGAATCAAACCATGACGTACTGGAACCAAAAGTCAACAACAGATTGTACCCAAAGGGTTCAAAAAAGGGTTCCGTGGTTAAAGGCATTTATATAATATATGGATGACGCGATTTCATGGTGTAATGAAATGGCTGAGAATATATTGTATATGCGCGAATATGGAAAATAAAATATAAATATTGCGTTTTTATATTTTATGACTTATACATTTCACCATTTTTATAGTAATTGTATGTGGGTGAATATCCGATATCAGCGTTTTTACTAAATATCTCTACTCTATTATTTGGATATTTCATTGACGCTTGTATTGCTTCTTCCTCTGTTACAATAATAACCATATCTTCCCAATCATTGGCATTTATCAATAAATATGCGTACTCCATTTGATGTATACAATAGGGCAATAGTAAAAAGGGAGATTTTAAACTCATCACCCCCATTATTTACCACTTTGTTTTCTTAACATTGATGGTTTGTCCGGTCTTCTTCTTTGATTTGCTTGGATCATAAGCGTCATCTTCATCGTCTGAACCCATACCTTTTGATATTTCCCAGAATTCTTTGGAACCCAACCTGAAATCAGGGTGACCTTCTGCCTTGTACCAGAAAATTTGGTCGTGTAATTTATTAGATTTGGCGTTGTTATTTATTACCAGACATTCATAGTTTTCGGTGGTTTGGTCCATGACTGCACTGAACGATTCCAGTGTGGGAAACATACTCGCATAATTTTCCCAGATTTTTTTACGATTATTTAAATATGGTTCTCTTAAAATAAAAACGTAATCTATATTGGTGCGGAGATTTGGTGGAATACCAAGCGGGTACTGCATAGTAATGATCAACATTACCTTCCAATGTCTACCATTCATAAAGAGCAAACGCATCATTTTATCTCGAGTCCATGACTGGTCGTATAAACAATCATCTAAAATAACAAAGGCGCGAGGGTCAATAGTTGAACGACGGAAACTTTCTATTTCTTTATTCACTTGTTTTAAAACGGCTTTTTGTCGTCTTAAAATGTTCTCAATAAGTACGGTATTATACTCATCATGAATAAATAGTTTAGGTACATGAGCGGCATAAAAACCGTTACCTGCTTCTGTTCCGGATATAACAGTACCAATGGGTATGTCCTGGTGATAAAATAATAAATCACGTACTAAATAAGACTTACCAGTATCACGACGACCGATCATAACAATAACTGGACCTTTATTTTCATCTGGTTTAAATGTAATAGACCTCATATCAAATTTTTTTAATTCTAATGTCATGTTTTATATGATAAAGATATTTTTATTATTGAGAACCTAACGAATGTAGGGAACCAATCCAGGGAACCGTAGGTTCCCCCGGACGCCCCCTCCCTTTTATTGGGTATTTTGTTATAATTTGTTACAAAGAGAACATGAATTTGTAGGGAAACCCATGGTTTCCCCTACGACCCCTTCCTTTTATGCGGATTTTATAAAAAAGA